ACACTCATTCCAGTTTGTCCCATTTTTGAATCAAGAATAACTCCTCTACTTTGAAGAAGATTTCTAAAGTGAGCAAACTTATTAGTATCATAGCAATCATTATTATACATAATAACACTCATTACTTTCATCCAAATATCATTATCTTCTTTGGAGCTTAACATTTCCCAAACTGCATAATCATCAATCTTTTTGATATATTCGTGAGTTTCTTTGATATTGATGAACTTTTCAGTTTTGAAGGATTTTTTAAAGAATATGTAATTTATTTGTTTAATGTTTCTTGTTCTGGCTATTTGCTGAACCATCATTCTTGGATTGATAGTATGTTCTTCATACCAACAAAATACATCTCTTTCAATTTGAGAATCAAGACCATAAATAATCTTTGGTGAAATAATAGCTCTATCAAAAGAATCTAATGAAGTATAAACATCATTATCACTTGTAATAACAACTACAAATCCTTTCTCATCTTTGAAAACCATTAATCCATCATATTCTTCTTGTTCTTCTTCTGTAAGAGGTATTTTATCAAAATTATCTTTTGCTACTTTGATGCATGAACTCTTGGAATCACAACACATTAAGAACTTTTTACTTTTCACAAGGTCTTCAGTATAAGATTCAATATTGAAATATTCAGTAGCTTTTACCCCATTATTATGTAAATAAGTGTTAATATATAAGTCATAATCAATATTGAGATAATCAAGAAGTTCAAGGGTATGACCTTGTAAATCAGCATCCACACAAAAGATTTGTTTAGCTTCTTGGAGAACATTACATAAGATTTGAAAGATTTGAGTTCTCCGGTCATTAAGAGTTTTACTTGAGAATAAATGTTCAATAAGAGAATTATATTCATCCATAAAAATCACATAATCTCCAAAATCTCCACGAGCGATTTTCTTGAGTGAATCAATACAAATAACCATACTATCATCTTGCTTGAACCAACTATCTTCTTCATTATAAAGCTTACAACTAATACCTCTATCCCTAAAGATACTATATTGTTCCTCACCAAGAGTGATTCTGGAAACAATACTAATAAACTTACAATTAGATTGTTCAGCTAAATATTCTTTTACAATAGTAGTTTTACCAGTTCCAGTATCACTTTTAATCACAACACATTTACTCTTTTTTGGTAAATTAATATGTTTTCCAAGTTTGTCCCATTCACCACATTTTTTAGGTTCTTTGAGTTTTGATTTAATTGTTGGTTTATATTTAATATAATCAACATAAGTTCTGTATGTAGTTGTTTTACCTTCTTTTACTGATTGAACAGCTTGATTGAAGATATGTTCAACAGCATTAATGTTAAAATGTTTTTTGATTCCATTATATTGTTTTACATTAGGAGGATGATTAGGATTAGTATAATTTGTTTTAGGATGTTCAGCACACATCTTAAGGAATAATTCACCCTTATCCATAGCCTTCATAGCTGTGGCCAGAATCAACCACTTATCATGCTCCGTAAAATATTCATCCGGTATTTTTGAAATAATCATCTTACATTTAGCATCTGTGATGTTATAACAATAATATCCAATTGAACTCTGTAAAAATTGAGCTTTAGAATCTCTTTCTTTTTTTTGAATAATCTTTTTATCTTTGGACATAATATTCTTGATTAACCATTCTTTTAATTCTGTGGGGATTGGTTTGATATTTGTTTCATTAATAACTTTATATTGTCCAACTCTTTTCTGTGATACTGGTTTATCTTTATCTTGTTTGATAAAACACTTACTACCAGCTCCTACAATATATCCACCATCATTCTTAATATCAACTTGATGAGTTGCATTATTAGTTCCTTTCCCAAAATCTTCATCATATTGGAAAATTAAATGTTCTCCTCCGGAGGTAGTCTTTTGAGTAAGAGTATCAAACTTTTCTACATAATCATCTCCAAAAGTCTTAATAAACTCACTATCACTTTTATTTAATTTATATAAGTCTAAATCTACAACCATAATCCCATTCACTTTACCACAAGGAATCCCACAATTTCCTTTAAGATTTTTTTTCCATAAATGTTTATTTTTCATACCTTTATCCCCACACCACATATTAGCTACTGGTATTTTATCCATTCCAACTGGAAACTTGAATAATTCATCCATATCTGTTTTATTATTAGATGAGATTTTACTTTCATCTTTTTTATTTTCTCTTAAACAACCTACACAAGTCGTTAGTAAAGTGTTCTTTCCACATATAACACAAGCATTCATTTTAGTCATCATCATCTTATTATATAATGGTGATATTCTTTTAAGTGTTTTTTTATTTAAACATTTTTCATTTTCAAAATCAGCATTTAAACAATTATTTGGTGAAGTCATCTTTTAATATAACTATATATTTTTTTTTTAAATCAATTTTTTATTAATTAAATGATTAATTAATAAAAATTAAAAATGGACAAAATTGGTAAAATTATTCTCTTAATATAAATCCCAAAAGTGTCCTCATGCTTAAACTCTTGGGAATTGATTTCCAATTGTGGAAATCTCATTTTGCTGAATATCACTTCTATATCCAGATATTCTTTCTAAAGCCTTGGCCATAATTCTTGCTTGTTTAGATTCTTCACCTTCTTTATGAAGTAAAGTCATTTCAGTAGGATTTAGTAAATCATTTGCTAATGTTCCATCCTTTAATCTTAATGCAGCTGTTAAACTATATAGTGTCTGGGTTTGTGGAACTTTCAAATCTATATCTATAGGGAATTGTGAATAATAATGTAATACTCCTTCATTTTCTCCAGTCTGTAATTCTTCTTTAGGAATTATTGCTATAGCCTTATTTTTATCTCCGGTAAAACCATTATATCCGCCTAAATTAAAATCTTGTAATTCTACTGATAAACTTGGTTCTAATATTGCTGTAATTGGTTTTCTAAAAGTTATAACTGGATTATGGACACTACCAGCAGCAAAAACTTCATAACGAGCAGTCCCTAAAGTTGTATTTAAATCTGCGGTGTTTGGGTTCAAATCCGCATCCGGAAAGTTCCCACCAGCAGAAGTTAAATCCTCTGGAAGAATTGTTCCTAATTTCCACATTTGAGATAATGCTAAAGCATTTGGAGGGTCAGCTTGGACTTGTTCAGCATCAGCTTCAGCTACTTGGGCTAAAGTATGTGTATCTTCTGTGGCCATCATAGGAGTAGAAACTCCTAAACCTCTGGTATATTCTTTATCATCACTAATAGTTTTTCCTACATAAGTAGCAGGAGAATAAAAACCTCCACGGCCACAACACATTATAGGACGAAGTGGATAAAAACTTTCTTTAATAGTTGAAACAAAATTAACATTTTGAGTTGTTCCAGATTTCAATAAATCTCTATATTCTGTAAATGTTCCAGTCCCATCAGTATCGTGGGCTACTGAACAAGTAAGAGTCCTTAAAGAATCAAGAGAAAGAACTAATCTAATTGTTGGTTTATTTGCTATATCAAATTGAGTCCAATTTGCTGGAGCAGCTCCTCCGGCAGTCAAAGGGTCTAACTGGTCAAAAGCACTTGGTAAAACTCTCATTTTTTCTTGGTTTCCAGCTCTCCAATTACCATTAGGAAATTGAGTTCCTTGCTGTTGTTTTAACTGGAAAGCTTGAAAATAAACACTATTAGTAGTTGGATTATTATTTAATATAAACCAGAAATCTGTTCCATTCAAATCTGGATTAGCTATAGCATCAGCATTCCCAGGATAATCTGTAGCCCCATTATAAAGTTGCTGACGACAATATCCCATCCTTGTTTCTGGAAATCCTATAGGTAAATCCATGCTGTTTGTAATTGCAGTTCCATCAGTTCTTTCAATATTATAATCAAAATCATCAGTAGATTTTCTCCCTTCATCTTGTAAAGTTCCATCAGTTTCATTAAAATACATATAATTTGGGACAGCATCATAAGAGGCTTGTTCAGTAGCATCATCATTCTCATCTGTTCCCCATCCAAAAGCACCATTATCCATTCCTGGGCCATCCAAGAAATCTTCTTCTCCGGTAATAATTCTTACATATCTTACCTCACCATCATCCTCAAATGTAAATTGTAAATCCCATCCATTACCAGCAGCAGTAGGAGCAGCAACTTCAAAATATCCAGTTCTTACTACGGCAGCTCCAGCGGTATAATCAGTAAAATCCATTTGATTTACCGGTGGGCCGGTAGAACCTAAAAGGCCTTGAAACTCTCCTACATCAGTATTCATACCAGTTAAACAAGGGATTTCCATAACAAAACTTCCACCATTACCAAAAATACCTCTTTCAGCAGCAAAAAGTCTATCACCTACATTTTGAGTGTCCATATCACTTGAATCACTTATATTAGATGTAAATGTTGTAAAAGTTGAAGGTTGTGCATTTTCTATATCCATAGCAAATTGACCTCCGGCATAAAGGGAAAAAGGATTATTAGGAGAAGCTCCGGCTGAAGCTGGAGGAGCTTGTTGTGTAATATCTATGGTAAATGTGGGAAATCCTTTAGCATCTGTTTGGTTAAATACACAAGTCCATCCAGCTATTTGTTCTCCAGTTCCATCTACTTGATATTGAAAAACACCAATAATAGTTGAAGCTTGAAGAGCAGAAGCTAAAGCTGATGCTAATTCCGTTCCGGTATAACTACCTTCTGGAACTATTACTGAATGTTGTTCATAGTAAGCAGCAGCTCCTATTCTCCATACCAAAGTATCATTAGAACCTTGGACAATTTCAAATCTATCTTGTTTATTAATTGTTAAAGATACTAAACTAATTGTATCTCCCACATGGAAAGTTATTCCATCCTTAAAATGATTCTTAATATATGAGGCATTTTGAGGTCTTGGGTCTTGGGCATTCAATTCACTACTTAATGTAATTAAACTCATCTTTTATAATTACATAAGATTTTATTTTTATGAAAAAAAGTTTATAAAAAAAAACTAAATTATTTTCTAATATAATAATAAAAGAATGGATTACGAATTAACTGATAAAGAGGTTGGACAAAACCTTGATAAGATGCACAAAAAGGCTCAAGCCAAATTAAAAGCTTTAGAAAAAGCTGAAGTGAAACCTAAAGAAGTCTTTGAAGGCTGGAAAGACAACAAAGCAAAAAAAGAAGCTAAAGCAAAAGCAAAAAAGAAAGCTAAAAAATAATTATTTCTTAATTAATAAATCTTTATCAATTTTAGCAGCTTTACCTCCCATTACTGAACTATATAATCTGGCTATTCCCCATTCCCTTGCGGACTTAATATGTGGCCTAACTGATTGTGGATTGGAACTGAAAGCTCCTTCACCTTTCTCCACAATTTTTTTTAATCCTTTTAATTGGAATCCGGTAGTTTTGGAAATCTCATTTATGGTGTGTCCCTCATCTTTGGGAAAACCATATTTTTTATTATATTTTTGTTTCCAAGTTAAACCTTTTGGTTTATCTCTGTTAGTCCATACTACCCCCATCTTTTCAGCTGATTCTTTAGTTTTAAAAGATTTATTAGCATATTCCTTTTTATCCAGATTCCATAATTTAAAAGAACCATCATTTTGTTTTTTTACTTTATAAGGCATGATATTTATAATATAGTGAGAAATTATATTATAAATTATTTTTTATACTTAATGTCCATCAAATAATCATATCCAGATTTAATGGACACAATTGGTTCAATTTCTTTTATAAGAGAATCACCAAAAGTGTCCAGTTTATATCCAACCCCAGAATCCGTTTTTTGGGTCTTTAAGTCATCCAATTTTTTATTTATTAAATCCAGTTTGTAATTCATATTTAAGAGAACTTCTTGTAGGTCATCCATTTTATTTATAAAAAGATTTTATTTTTTAATTTTTATCTGGATTCTTTTTTTTATTTTCATCATCTTGTTTTTTAATTTGTGCTGGAGTTAATGATGGGGTAATTGGAGGCATAACTTTTCTTTTCATTATTTTAAATATCAAACTTGAATTATCACTTATAGGAGCTGGTTTCCCATTTGGTAATCTAATATCTACTTTAAAATGTGATAATATGTAAGGTTTATCTACCATATATGTCCAGTCAGTAGTGAAAGAGTAAAAGAAATCTCCAGTAGAATAATTACGAGATATGTAAGCCATAGCTGGTATTTTTTGTTCTCCATTAGCTCCACCATAATATTTAACATTAGGTATTATATCACTATAAACAACTAAATACGAATAATCTAATTTGGATGGTAAATTAAGAGCAATTATTTTATCACTTTCAGCATTAGCTTCCAACTGACCAGGACGAACACCGGCAATATTTTCCATAGGATATTGAGCTATATTTTGAGAAATGGCCAACATTACTGAAGCAGATACATAAGCATTAGTAGTTATAGGTATTGGTGTATTTCTTTGTTTTTCTAATGCTGATTGAGGGAATCCAATATATTTTACAACATTATACTGATTAAATTGTGCATTTTGGATTCCAAACATACCTAACAATTGTTCAATATTAAATCCTAATTTATCAAATAAAGTTCCTTTGTATTGATTAGGAAAAAAAGCATCCATCTTTATTGTATTTGCTACTAAAGCATCACCGATTCTATCCAAATAAAAATTATTTACAGCAGAAAGTTGGGGAACATACATAGCGGTTATTCCAATTCCAGATTGAGCTGATATTGTTGGAGATGGGAATTGTTGTTGTGGAATATCTAAAAATACTACTGGGATTCCGTTTTGGTCAGCTGAAGACATACCACTTATCATAGCTTCTTGGGATTGAATAAATAAATTATCAGTAGCAAATTGTTCATTAGCTTTTGCTTCAATTAATTGAAAAATACCATTTCCGGTTCTGGTTGCAGTATGAAGAGAACTTATAGTATATCTTGAAAAATCACTATCAAATGTAATAAGTGGATTATCAGCCCCAATCATAACATAAGGCATATACCTTTGGGGAGCTACAGCATCATAGGTAGTTCCCTCTGGATATACCGGAGAAGCAGCAGTAGAACCAGATTTAGCTACATAAGGACTTGAGGGGTCAGTCTTCATAGTATTAACAATTTTACTCCAAGAATTATCACTACAAGAAGTAGAAATACCAAATAATTCTCCTTGTATTGGATAAGGTATTTTAATTTTGGGGATTCCATCAACATTTCCAACTCCTACTGGAGAAGCATTAATCACAGCAAAAAAAGGAACATCCACCATAGTAGGATAAGGAGCTTTCCCATCAGCATAATATACCACTACTAATGCTGGAAAATCTCTATTGGAAGTATCATAATTAAATGGAGCTATTCCCAAACTTTTTATATCAAAGAAATATCCTTTACTATTTCTAAAAGAAAAATCACTATTAGTAGGTAATTTCAACTTACATTTAGGAGAACTGGGGTCAAACTCTTCTCTAAAATTAGTAAATAATTCTACTTCCAAAGCAGACTCAAACTCTTTATTTAAAGTATCATAAGTTCCAGCTGAATTAATAGGATTTTGAATTAATCTGGGCATAGTTCCCCAAGGAACATGGGCAGGTAGATTTCCATAATTAGCCCAAGCAAATGCTTTATAAGAATTAGGTAAAGCTCCTAATCCAGCTACATCCGGAGGAACTACCGGAGTAGCCAAAGGTAGTCCAGCATAAAAAGTGGCCACTCTTGGATTAACTAAATTAAGATTTTTTTTAGCTTGTCCTATTGTATATTCATCATCCGCTCTTCCAATTTGAAACTTACATCTTTGATTATTCCAAACTAAATTAGCATTATAATAAGAAGTTGGAGAAGGATTCAATACCGGTGGCCCAGTATAAAAATCTCCAGCTGGTTGGAAAGATGCTTGGTAAGTCCCCTTGAATAAAGCAGCTCTTAACATAACCATATTCTCGTAATTTGCTATAATATTTGTTGTAATAACTTCACCAGCATCCATAGTCAGCATATCTGGGTCGCCCAGTAAAGATACTTCACTTGTAGTTCCACCAGTCCAATTACTATAAGGGTATGGGTCAGTATCAACTACTTTATCCATAATATCCAACAAAACAACTTCACTACCATATTCTCCCCATTCATTAAGAATAAAATTAGCTCCAGAAAAAGTAGTAGCTCCATTAATATCACCTCCGGCAAAAAAAGTAGAAGGTTTTGGGGTTTTCTTTAATTTACAAAAATATGTTAATGCTTCTAATTTTCCAATTTCTCCAGTTAAAATATTATTCCAAAACATTTCCCTACCTTGTGCTTCTTGATAATGTGTTCCTTCTGGAACAGCTCCGCCCCCTATGACTTTTTCACCTTCAAAAGCAGAGTTCCATTTTCCTCTTGCTCTTCCTTCAAATAATTGGCCAGTTGCAGTATTAGTAGTAAAAAAAGTTTCATCAGTAATAGTAGCCCTCGGTCTAAACCCAATTTGTCCGGTAGTTCCATCAATATTCCAAGTTCCACCATTTACTTCAGTTTGTTCCCATCCATCAGCATCACCTAAACGATTATGAAATTGTGAAGTTAAAAACTCCCCAATTGTAGCTGGACTATTAAAACCTTCTGGAACATTTAAAGGTAAAAATCTTTTAGTTAATACTTCATTTTCAGCATCTTCAAAATCCGGCCCACTCCAATAACGAGCACATTTATAAAGTCTTTGTGGCCCAGCTATACTCATATCTATACGAGCATTTTGAATGGATGGTCTTAAATTAGCAGCAATTATAGCAGAAGTAGGAGGATTTTTAGTAGGGTCAATTGTGAATCCTTCTAAAGCTTGGTAAGGATAATTAGCAGCAAAATATACAAAATCTTCAGTTGGTAATCCAGTTAATCCCATAACATTATTTACTTTTCCAACATCCCCCCATGCTAATTGTCCATAATAAGGTGTTAAATATCTTGTATCTACTTTAGAATTATATTTGGGCATATTCATATTAAACTGCATCCTATTCACGATATATGGGGAATATTCAATAGTAGCAATATTATCAACTAAAGGATTATTTCCAACTTTATTTTTACCACCAGAAAACTCTTGGGTTTCTTCTGGACTTCCTTTTGTGTTAATCATAGAAGCTTCAACTGAAATCTCATCTCCAACTTCTATGGGGATTCCATTTTCAATATAAGTAGTCCATTCGTGTGATGGGTATTCTGCTTGAGTTGCGGTGTCCGGTGTGTTTATGGAAGCATTTAGCTCCGCTTCAATTGTAGCTCTATAAGCAATTTGTCTATTACTTTCTATGATAATAGTTTCACTCATCTTTTAATATAACTATAGATTTTATTTTTTAGTTTTATTCTAAAAAATAAGAAATATTAATCTAACCAAAATAATCATCATAAGGGTGTGGTTCTGGTTTTGGCTTCAATATTGGTGTAGCCTTTACTGGTTTTGGTTTGGGAATTGGAATTGGTTTTGAAGGAGGTGGTTTTGGTTTAGGTTTTGATTTTTCATATTCAGTTCTTAAAGTTTGGTATTTTTCCATATTTCCCATAAACTTCATAAAACTCATTTTTTCATCTTCTAATTTTTTCTGTAATACTTCTTCATCTGTAGGTCTTAAATGTTTGTTAAACTCTGGGTCAAGTTTTTCTGGTTCTGGTGGTTTTTCCACTTCTTTTTTAACCTTGATTGTTCTTTCTTTATAAACTTTCTTTGCTTCCCTTTCTTCTTTTTTAGCTTTCTGTTTTTGATATTTAGTTGGTAATTTTTCATCTACTTCTTTCAAAGCATCTTTTTTAGCTTGAGCTTTAGCTTTCTTTTTCTCTTGAGCTAATGCTCGTATTCTATCTAAATGTGCTCGTTGCTTTTCACTAATTTCTCTTTTTTTCTTTTTTGGTTTTTCTATTTCTTTATTAGTGGGTTTATTGATAAATGGGTCATCTGGGTCTTCTTTTATCTCCATGCTTAATCCATCATCCGGTTCTTCTTCCATTATAATCTCCAAATCTTCTTCATTCATTAACTCTGGTAATGATATATCAGCCATCTTTTATTATATATAGATATTTTATTTTTCTATAAAAAAAACTTAATATATTTTTTTCTATTTCTAAAGAATAAATCTCAAAAAAACTGGACTAAATTGGCTCAAATATTATCTATATATATTCACCAAAAGTGTCCAGATACAGATAAAAAAAATTAGTGTTCTTGTTCAAATATTTCCTCCTCACTATCAGTATCCTCTTTGTATTGTGAAACATTAATAAGATTCTTACCTTTATAAATTAATTCAGTAAAGTTTTTAAAAGCTTCACTTGGATTGGATTGGAGGGGACAATACATAAAATTATATCTTTCCTTTGTGCAGTATCTATAAAGAGCTTTGAAGTTTTCTTGGCCACCATAAATATCACCATATTCTTCAGCTATTTTATTAACTTCTTTCTCGTTTGGATTTGGCCCACCAAAAATAGCAAATGTAGCATTTTGTCTGGCCACGGATGGAAGCCCACGAAACAACTGACTGGCCATAAGTAAAAGCCCACAATTGTAATGTCTAAATCTGGTAAGAAAACTAAAAATTGAAGCTCCCTTCTTAATACCTAAAAAGTCATCTAAAATAATTGCTATGAATGGTTGTTTATCTTTGGGGAAAGATTCTTGATATTTAACTATATTATCAATAACACTATCCTTATATTCACTAAATATAGTGTCCGGAAAGGCTTTCTTTAAAAATCTTGAAGTCCTATCATTATGGATTGTATTTGAAATGATATAAACTATATCAAATTGGTCTTTAAAGTAGTTGGGATTAAGCAATAAATTGCTCAAAATCGTGCTCTTACCAGTTTTCACCGGACTTATAATTACCCCCATTTGTCCAGTAGCTATGTTGGGTAAGTTTGGATGTATTGGCCGTTTTAGTTTTTTTTCAGTCCCATCTTCTTTCACCGGTAGAATTGTTAAGTCAAAACCTTCTTTACTCATCTTTTATATAATATAGATATTTTATTTTTCTATAAAAAACTAAAATATTAATTTACTAAAAAAATATCTTAACTAATTATAAAATGGAGCATGAAGAAACAGAATTAGTAGTAAAAAGAACCAGTCTAATACTTCGTATATTGAAGAAGATAAAATGTAAGTTTGTATGTTGTAGCCATAGTAGTTGCAGTATTAATGAAGAAAAAGATGAGAATTAAATAATTAATTAATTAATATATTAATTAATTGTTTAACAAAAAAACATTTAAAAAAAAAATCTTTTTATATATAAAATGGTGAAAGTAAAATGTTTATATATAGATAATGTCCATATTGCTTATGAATGTCCGTTCTGCTGGAAAGTAGGAAAAAATGTTAAGGGTTCTCCCTTTATGAAAAATGGGAAACCATACAAAACCGCTAAACCAAATATCCATAAGCATGGGTCTTGTGGAGGAAAAGTATTTGGAATAGAACACCGCTCATCCCACTGCCTTTTTAATAAAGAATGTGTAGAAATTGAAATAACTGAAGAAACACCAAGGGAAACCCCTTATGACCCTTTAGTTGTTCATTTTGAATAATTACCACAAATACTTATGAGAAAAGTATTTAGGAGAATCTTTTTTAGCTTCTTTTCCGTGTCTGGAATAATAAGCATCCCTTCTCTTTTTATCTCCGTGGTCTAATTTGGAGTAATGTTTTAGTTTTGTAGTATCTTTATACTGGCCATAACGAGAATCTCCAAAAGATACTTTTTTATAACCTTTTTTGTTGTCTGCTGTAACATAGACATCGTATTTTTTGTTTTTAACTTTACTTACGAAAGGTTCATATAGTTTAACCATTTTAATAATAGAAGAGATTTTTATTATTAAAATTATTCATTTAAATGTTCTGTAAAATCCTCTACTAACTTTTTAGGAATCCTATATCTTTCTAATCTACTACTACCTCCACCAACACACTTTTGCTTTTTATCTTTTGAACCAAAACATTTGATATGTTTTTTTCTTACTCTTTTCTCTTTTTCTCCTTTGTATTTTTCCCTCAAAGCTTTAGTGTTCATTAAAACATTTTTACCATTATGTTCTTCCCATCCATTAGCTAAAATAACTGAATGATGTTTTTTACCGGTGTCTTCTTTCACAACATTCTCACAATCCATCTTACATACTTTTGGTTTAAAATCTTTCATATTAGTCCAAAATCTTGTCCTTTTCTTATAACCCCAATTTGAATATTTACAATAATCAACATCATAAAAAGTATTGTATGTTGGGTATTTTTCAGCTATATAATGTCGCATCCTTCCAGTTTGGGGGTTTTCAATCCACCAAGTTTTTGGTTTAAAATAGTCAAGGATTTCAAATACTTTATCTACCATAGGTTTTCCAAATCTTTCAATATCAGCATCCAAGATTTCTTTAGTAATTACTTCAGTAGGATGTATTGTTTTACATTTTCTATTAATCCAAGAATATCTTAAATTAGACCACCATAAACAAACTGGAGATGCAGTAATTAAATCAAAATCTCCTTGTTTATAATCTTTTTTATAATCCCATGTAAGTATATCACATTTGATATGAGTTTCACTAACATACTCACCAAAAGGAGTATCAGCTCCCAAATCCCTATCTAAACTAACAATATCCCAACCTTTTTCTTTAAGGACTTGGCCTATACTATGAGTTCCACTAAACAATTCCAAACACTTCATCTTTTATTATAATAACTATATATTTTATTTTTTATTTTTTTGCCCAAAATAAGCAAATAAATAAATGGACAAAATTGGTAATTATTTTCTCAATATATATTACCAAAAGTGTCCAGTAATGTAATGAGAACCAAACTTATATTTTAATAACCTTCCTCCTATTCATTTGAACTCTTGGTCTTAATTCATACTTTTTTGTCTTTTCATTATAGACACAATCATATTTAAGTTTGTCTAATTCTTTTTTTAAATCAGCTTTGGACATTTTCCAAACACCTACAATTTTATCCTCTTTGTTCATCTTACTCGCTAATTTTCTCAAGTGAGATACTGCAACTTCTTTAGCCATTTTATAATTACTAAAGATTTTATTTCTTGTCTTTATTTCTTAAGTTATATTCAATCTTATCCTTTTCTTTTGTAATTTCTTGTTTTTCTTTATTATTCATTCCTTCTTCATTCCTTACTAATACATTTTCTAACACATCATTAAATCTATCTCCATATATCTTTTTTAGGTGTTTGAGCCTCCGGCATTTTTCACATAGGTATGTAGCCAAAGCATATTCTTCCTCACAGAAAACACAACTAAACATCTTTATAATTACTAAAGATATTATTTACAAAAACATTTTTTCCAAATACAATTATATCCAATATCAAATATCATATAAGACATTCCAAGACAACAAAAAAATAATATAATATCCATCTTTGATATTATATTATAAATTAAATGTAAAAATCATAAAAATTAAATTAAGCTGTAATAACTGAAGGTGTATTTAAAACTCTTTCATATTTGTAAATTGGAATGGGAGGAGTCAATTTTTCAATATGATACTCTTTATATTTCTTAATTCTGGTAGAATCTGGATTTACGATAAAATAAATCGCTGAACGATTAAGACCATATTTTTCTTTTATTTCTGCTTGAGTTGTAAAATAATTACTTTCAATTAAATTAGTTTTTTCATCATCTTCATACAAGCTGACCTTGTAATGATAATTGTTGATATTCTTACTTCCGTTTTTTCTGGGCATCCTTTTATATATATAAAGATTTTTTTTTTAAATCAATTTTTTATTAATAAAAAGATTAATTCTTTATTAAAGTATTTTTCTTAAACATTCTTAAGCAGATACACGGACTTGGCCACCTTGGAGAACCATTTGTCTTTCTACAACAGCCCAATAACTATTAAATCTTTCAGCATTATTTTCAGCAGTTCTATGAATAGTTCTATCTATACTAATAGGCTTCTGGCCAACTTCAGTTCCCACCCCCATAACATTATAAGGACTTGTGGTAAGGTCAATACCAAAGAAATGCTGGTGTCCTTCCATTTCTCCTCTAATAGTAAGTCCTTCAATAGTAGCATCAGTAATCATTTCATTAGCAACTGGATGGTTTGCAGTTTGTTTATCTGTAAGCTGGTCAGTAGAAAACTCACAATTAAGAACATTTAAATCAGTATTAAATACTTGAGATAATTGAGATTGTTTGTAAGCTTCCCTTTCTACCGGACGATTATATTTAAGTTTATCATTAATTCTAACATTATAAGAATCAGCTACATTATATCCGTGTGAAGAATATTTACCTAAAACAACATTAGTCTGGGTTTTAGAATCCATACCTACAATACTTCTAACAACTTTACCGGACAAACCTAATTCCCTATTAACACTCTGGGGGAATACTTGTGCTCCGGCTGGAGCTGGATTAGCAGCAGGATGGGAAGTAGATGTAAGGATAAGGTCTTCATAAGGCATAACCATTCCAGTATCACTCATAACAAGTTTAGCTGTTTCTTCCATTCTATCATCTGTATAAGTAAGATAATCAGCAAGAAACTTAACATTTGTAGTTCCTATAGATATAGAAGTATCACCGGCATAAGCATCTTGGAAACAAGCAATATTACCTACATCCCCAGCAGCAGCACTTTGACGACTCCATGTAAGTTCAATAGAAACTGGTTCGTGAATCAAATAAAGGGGAAGCATAACATTTCTCATCATAGGGAATAATTCGCTTAATTTAATTGTAAATACTGGACATTCTACTTCACTTGTTCTCAATTTAATTAGTGAAGGAACTACACCAACTTTAGCCCCACCAGACCAATCTATATTACAAGGTTGATAAAATCCATCAGCAGAATTATCACCCTCCATACCATCTATAGTTCCTTTAGTGGTAAAATCCTTGAGCTGTTTTTCTTCATTAGTTTTGAATTGTCTTTTAATTGTGTGATATTTCCCAAACTCATCACTCGTGGCCACGGCGGTTGTTCCTATACGGAGAACTGCTCTGGAAATAGCAGCAGAAATCCCAGTCCTAAAAGGAAGGAAACATTTATCATCTCCAGCTTGAACTGGATGGACTGAAAGTTGAACTGCAGAACCAACATCCAGAATACCTTTTCTTTCTAAAACAAATCGGCAACTTTGCTGGGTAATTGTAATTGGGTCTAATATAGATGTTTCTATATTCATAGTTGAAATCGTTGGGAGGGGAGCAACTTTTAAAGCACTTGGTAAAGCTTGATTACTTGAACTCATCTTTTATAATTACATAAGATTTTTTTTTTGGAAAAAAATTATTAATAATCTTAATATTAATAATTTTGAACTATAAATAAAATAAAAAAATGGACTAAATTGGTAAAATATTCTTATATATAAATATTTCCAAAAGTGTCCTTATGAAGAAACCATAATTCCTTGAGGAGAATATTGGAGAGTATTTTGAGCCAAAACATAACTAAATACGGAATTAGGACTCTGTCCATCCAATTCACTCTTAATACGGAGTGAGTAATTAGTCTGTGAATAATCTACACCAACCTTATATGGGTCAGTAGAAACACCTACACCAAATACTTGGGCTGGGTCAGCTTGAGTTCCGGCATAAGCATCACTTCCTTCTACATCTAAATCAGTAGAAAGTTTATTCTGTGTATTTAATGAAATAAGTGAATGATTCATAAGTTTATAAGGTTTAATTGAATTAATGAAATTAGTTTCTAATTCTGCTAAAGGTCTTTCTTCATTCTGTCTGGAAGGAAACTCTACATCTACCATATTTTCAATTGGGAATAAAATACCTCCTTTACTAAATGAAACTTCTTTAATTTCAGCATCTTGGTCATAAGCTCCTCCATTAGCATTACGAAGGGAAGGAGTTGTGAAACCATCTTCATTATAATTATTAATGTGAGTAGTTGGAAGGAAATTATGGAAAACACTTAAAGTTTTGGATGTTCCTAAATTGAGATTCTGTGTTTGGTCGCTTGAGTTAATAACTGAATAAAGATGTGAAACTGCATTATAAGTCATGCTTCCAGAAGCAGCAGTCCCCATCTGGGCTACTCCATCAGCATCCGGAACAAGAAGGTCGTAGGAAAGGGTTAAATCCCTTAACTGGTAAAAAGCTCCAGTCCCAGTTCCAGCATCATTCTGTTTAGTAGCAACTCCAGCATCATCATAAGAATACCAAGGGCCGAGAACATTTGAATCTGGGGCTAATTCTAACTGAACAATTAAACCTCTAACTCCATTCTGTCCAAGAGGAATAGGATTTCCACCGGAAAGAAGACCAGTCCTTAAAGGAACTGAAAATCCAACATCTTCATTCATACCAACTGCTCCCAAATTACCACGAGAAGCGGTAAGGGATTGCTGGGCTACACAAGTATCTAAATCTTCAGCTGAATGGGTAATACTCTGGGCAGATGCTATATACCTCCCATATTGTCTAACCACTTCTAAAGTCTGGTTTGTCTGGGAACTTAAAGTAATTTGATT